AAAGCACTTGAACGAAAAGCTCGTAATAAGGTGCATAAATTTAAAAAAAAGTTAGGAGAACGATCATGAGAAAAGCAAAGATGGGTGGCGGTATGATGAAAAGAACTATGATGAAAAAAGGTTCTATACCACCACAATTGAAAAAGTTCGTCATGGCTAAAAAGAAAAAAGCTGCGATGAAAAAGAAAGCGAAGGCATAATGAAAAAAGCTAAAGCTAAAATAAAAAAAGTGATTAAAGGTTTGAAGAAAGCATCTAAATTACATGCTGGTCAGGCTAAAACACTAAAAGGAGTTATCGGTGGTAAAAAAACTAAATAAGGTAGCTAAAGCTTTAGGTAAAGCTTCAAAACTCCATAAGAAACAATCTAATATAATTAAAAAACATATTAAGGAAATGAAGCATGGCAGATCCAAAAGTAGGAACAGGTAAAAAACCTAAAGGGTCTGGTAGAAGACTTTATACGGACGAAAATCCAAGAGATACCGTCCGTATAAAATTTGCGACCCCAGCAGATGCGAGAGCAACTGTTACAAAGGTGAAACGGGTAAGCAAACCCTTTGCACGTAAGATACAAATATTAACTGTTGGAGAACAGCGAGCCAAAGTTATGGGTAAATCACAAGTCGCTGCAATTTTTAAGAAAGGTAAAGATGCAATTAGAAAACGTCATAAAAAGACTAATTAAGTTCTTAAATACTAGATTAGAGGCATTATCTATAACTGTCACGTCAGGAAGTGTTGACAGCATGGAAAATTATAAGTATATAATAGGACAAATAAATGGCTTAGAAGCCGTCAGACAGGAACTCTCTAACCTGCTAGAAAATAAGGAGCGAAATGAAAAAGGAACAGTCGTCAATATTAACACCAAACAATAAACTTGTTGGTGTAGAACCTAAAAAACAAGAACCAAAATTACCAAAGCCAACAGGCTGGAGACTTTTAGTTTTACCTTTTAAAATGAAAGAAACAACTAAAGGTGGATTAGTATTAGCTGAAACTACGCTGGAGAGGCAACAAGTTGCATCACAAGTAGGATTAGTTATGGCTATGGGCCCACAATGTTATCAGGATAAGGAGAGATATCCTGAGGGTCCATGGTGCAAAGAAAAAGATTGGGTTATGTTTGCACGTTATGCAGGTAGCCGAATCAAAATAGATGGTGGGGAAATGCGTCTGCTAAACGACGATGAAGTTTTAGCAACAATTGATAGTCCAGAGGACATCTTGCATGAGTTTTAACATAGGAAGGAGTAACTATGCCAGAGGAAGAAAAGAAAACAGTTGATATAGACACATCGGGTCCCGATGCCACTATTGATATTGAAGAAAAAAAAGACGAGTCGGTTGTAGAAACCGAAGCGCCGAAACAAGAACAAGAACAAGAAACAGATAAAACATTTGAAAACGAACGAGAAACAAAGTTAGACGAAAAAAATGACGACGATAAATTAGAAGACTACAGTAAAGGTGTTCAAGCGAGAATAGCAAAACTAACTCGTAAGATGAGAGAAGCAGAGAGAAGGGAACAAGCTGCTACTGAGTATGCAAAAGCTGTAGAGCAAAAAAGATTAGCATTAGAAAAAAGATTTGAAAAAACTGATGCTGATTATATTAAAAAATTTGAGTCTACTATCTCATCAGGATTAGAAGCTGCACAAAAAGAATTAGCTGCTGCTATAGAAGCTGGTGATGCGAAGGCACAAGTTGACGCCAACAAAAGAATTGCAACACTCGTTTTTGAGAATGCAAAACTTGATGCGGCTAAAGAAGGTAGAGAAGAACTAACACAGGCAGAGAAACCTGTTAATCTTTCTCAAGGTAATATTAATCAACCTGCTATGGATGATCCAATTAATCCAGATCCTAGAGCCGAAGCATGGGCTTCTAAGAATTCTTGGTTTGGAACAGACAGAGCAATGACTTATACTGCTTTTGAGATACACAAGGATTTAACTGAAAAAGAAGGTTATGATCCTAATTCTGACGAGTATTATGCAGAGGTTGACAAACGTATTAGAGTTGACTTTCCGCATAAATTTGGTAAAACTGATGAAAAGCAACCGACCGCCCCTGTTCAGACAGTGGCTTCAGCTAATAGAAGCGTAAAGCCTGGTCGCAAAACTGTGAGACTCACATCATCACAG